CTAAGTGTTTCAGATGTAATACCGTCAATCAAACCAAGAGTTACCTTAGTATTGAAAACATGCACACCAAAATCATTTTCAATGTATGGTGATATATCAATAATCTCATTATCATGAAAATACCTCAAGAAGAATATATTAAAATTTATATTAGAAATACCATCTGGTTTGTATTCATATATTTCTGAATTAATTACAGAATTAACAGTACTTGCAGCACCTAAATTCAGTAATTTATTATTATAGAAATCCTTATCCGATGAAAAATCCTCAGATGAAACCAATCTATTTAGCGTGATGTCAATATCTAATAATCTATTTTTTAACATTTAAAATCTTTAAAGTTTTTATATGGTTGTAATGGTGTTGGATCATTGGTTAAATCTATTAAATTATTACCGATTGATGTAACATCATTCTTATTTAACTCATATTTTCGTGTTAGCTTTTTTTCACTTGTAACAAAGAAATTTATTGTATTGAATACGTAAAACGACCCATTCATAAACGGAAAATCTATGGTATTTCCATTTTCATCAGCTATACCAATATCAAATATATCTCTCCAAATATATTTTTGTTTTAACTTACTAAACACAGAATAAAACGGCACATTACTAATACTATCACTATCCTCAATATATGTTGACTTTATTTTAAGGTCTACTTTATAAAATGGTTTATATGAAAATAAAACATCTCTATGTATGAATCTATGATACAAAAAATTAATATCCGTCTCTATTAATGATTCAGTTAAATTTTCTGAAATAGAATAAAAAAAAGTATCACCAATTTTAACTCTGTTACCAGGTGTTTTAGTTGAATTTGTTATTTTTTCAATACCATCATCAATACTAACATCTTCAATATAATCTTTAAAATGTGATTCAACATCACTATATAAATTCAATGTGTTTGGTGTGTTTTTTACAATACCTATATAGATATCAGTAAGTGGCTCACCTTTATTATTAAGTAAATTATTAATACTTAAATCTTGATTTAGAAAAATATTCTTAAGATTTGATTCATATGTATTTATTGAAAACGCACAATCATCTATCTCATCTATAATACCAATAACCTCAAGTGTTTTAATATAATATTCAGCAATCTCGTTTTCAACTATTTTAGATACATATATATCTGGTTCTATGAATGGTTGTAATTTAGGTCTTGGTTCTGATAACGTAGCTAAGGTAAGATCATCCATATTAATACCACCAATTACTTTAGTGTTATTATTTGTAAGTATCGTTTTATTGACATCATTAACAAGCGTAATATCCTTAATATCTACAGCAGCCACATCTTTAGTGTTTATACTTATATGATTATTTGTTGTTCTTGGTGATCGCAATAAATTAATCATAATAACATTATCATTAACATCCAAAACATTATAAACACCATCAGATATGGTGTTTGGCACTACTTGTGTTATTTTAATTCTATCACCTATAACTAAATTATGTCCGAAAACAAATGATATTTCAACATTATCATTAATCTGCGGCGAAACATAGATTTTTGCTGGTAACCCTTTAGTAAAGTCGGCTTTTATTTTGCTAAATGATTTAACACCTTTAACATTAATAACATTACCATTACCATCAGTATTTGTGATTTGTTTTGATTTCAAAACCACCACAGACCAATTATTTAATGTGAAATCAAATATTGATCGGTCAAGATTAACTTTACTATCACCAAAAATTGTTTTAATATGAACGTTTTTGGATATTATGGGGTTTATTTTACCGTAAATTCTAAAAACATCGGATCCTTCTTTTTCAGTTATATATTGTTTTTGTTGTGATATATCAAAAAACAAATTGTTTTCATATTGAATTTTATTTGTTTCTTCGAAAACAATTCTTGTCTTTAGATCGATTGTTTTTGCACCACTAAATTTCTTTTCACCTAATATTTCAGTAATATCGCTCATTTAACAAAATAATTTTTTTCTATATCATGCAATGATAATAAAACTTACCGTTAAAGGAATTAGGATCATTAATTGTGTTTATTTGCTCACCATTACTGGTTGTTATTATACCGTTATCAACAACATAAATCTCACTCTGTTCACCAACTTGCGGTGTTAATACGTTTTCTATGGTTAAAACACCATTTGATAAATTAGCGTCTTTCTTTTGGTATGAAGAATATATACCATATTTTATTAGATCTGGTAACTCATTTGTTATATCATAAATTGATATCTCCATAAAAGATTTACTGGTTATAGTATCTTTAGCTGAGATAAAAACACCGTATGTTGCAGTTGGACTCATAACTTGGTTAAAAGCTTTATGTACACCAAATGAGTTTGCGTTTGATTCTGGTTTAGATGTTAAACTTAGTGCGTATAAACCTGGATCTATAATAGTTTTTGAGTTATCGCCAAAATTCCATGTTGGAATTTCACCAAATATGTTTTTACCATTAATATCATAAAAATCATCAGCCGAAAATAAGTTGGCGAATACCTCACCACTATTAACACCACCTTCTATTTTAACACCAATACCAAGATATTGTTCCCATGTGTTTATCCAAACATTTTTTGTTTCATCTGGTGATTTAAACCAACCAGCATTCAATAATATGTTTGGTGCGGCAAAACTAATTAACTTATTATTTGATATACTCACCTTAGTAGCTATTCTCGGTATTAAAACAGAACCTATAATTTCAGGATCTGAGTAATTTTTAACACTTTCTTGTGTAAGCGGAAAGTTCCAAAAAGCATCCTTTTTATTTGGATTGAAATTTGGGAAATAACCTATAGTATCGCCAGGTATAGTGGCATCAGCTAATGTATGTTTTTTATGCAACGTTTTAACTGTGTAGAATTTTCTTTTTCTATTGATTAAATCGTATTCAAATAAACCGCCCCATGTTCCTTCCCAACCACCTAAATAATCATCACCTATATTAGATGATGGTATTCTAATACCAGGTACTATGGGATTATTAAAATCACCACTTGCAACCCTAACACCAGACCACGCTTCATTAGCATCATAAATTTCGAAAGCATAATAACCTTTAGTTGGAACACCTATACTCGTATCATTAACTTTAACTAAATCACCAAATTCATTGGTTGAGTAGTAATCCATATACATTGGTAAACTTATTCTGAAAACACCACTGTAAAATGACCCACTAAATACACCCAATCTCACCCTTGAACCTAAATTTAATTTATCATCTAAACGATAGATAACAACTTTCATTTCTTGGTATGGATATAAATCACCAGACCATATGTTTGTTGTAGAATCTATTGCAGCAATTTCTAATGTGTTTATCTTAGTTGGGTAACTGTAATCTGAATTAATGGTAAAACCACCGCTTGGCGTTTGTATGAAACCAAAAAATATGGCTGTTGGTGTGTATTTAAAATTAACTTTGAAATCACACCTTGTTATACCAACATCACAAAAATTATCATCACCCCAAAAAGGTGATACTGTAACTTGTTTAACCTCATGAAATATATTTGGCATTTCATCCAAATTACTTTTAACATCAACCTCAAAATTATTCTTACCAAGATAAAAGAATCCAGGTACTTTGAATCTATTGTTTGCGATATCAGCTGATGTTTCAGCTGCATTGCTATTAATAAGTGTTTTTAGTTCATCTATACTTCCATTTAATGAAACCTGTTCAACGAGATCATTAGCTGATATATCAAAAGAATTAGTATCAAACACATCAAAATCCATTACAATATCTTTTTGACCAAGTGGAACGCCAAATATCATATAATCACCAGCTTCATTAGTGGTTGTGGTATATTTGTAGTATTTATCCATTATCTCAAGATATTGTGGATAATGCGTAAAATCGGTTTGATCGGGATAATTACCCACAGCCCTGTGACTTGGGTTTTTCTCATTTCTAATTCTTGGTAATAAATTATATCTAACACCATTTGGGAATGTATCATTAACCGTTTCAAATGGATATAACTCAAATATCTCAGTTTTAGCTTTATCTTCTTCAGTTATAGGGACAAAAATGCTCACCTTGGCATTTTGAACACCAAATCCGCTATTCAACATAACTCTACCTACAATAACACCAAAATCAGAACATTGTCTCGTATACGCGTCAGAACTTGTTATTTTCAAGCTCAACACCTCAAGATTATCAAATTCTTGTTCTATATTAACTGTTATTGATTTATCATCAGCTGATAAATCAATTGGTATTCTTATGTTTCTATCCATTTTAGAATCCAGTTGTGTTTTGTGTTACAGGTATAATAACTATATCCGTATTTGGGAGTTTTATTTGTAGTATTTGTTCATTACCAACCTTTATAGCACCACCGCTTATATCTATCTCATTTGTATTACTATTTAAAATAAAACCAGGATCAATAGTTGATGATGAATAAAGACCACCAACCTTATTAAAGGCTTTTATATAATTAATATTTAAAACACCATTAATTTGTGATATTTCTTTTATTAAACCACCTATTAAATAGCTCTTACCCATTGATTGATTTTCTTTGGTAAATTGTGTTTGTAAAAGTGACGCTATAGCAGTAACTGCGTTTATTTGTGAACCACTTTCGGTTAATACTGATATTTCAAAACCAACATTAACAACTTGCGCTGGTTTAACAACAACATAATCATTAATCATTCTATATCTCGATAAATAATTAGCTATATTCTGTAATACTGTTGATGGTACGCTATCGCTCAAATTACCATCACTATCTGTTGATAGAATATTTACATTTATTTTGTTTTGTAATTGTGTTACCCCAACTTTAGCTGGTGACCCAAATTGTGGTGGTAAGCCAAGTAATATAGCTTTATAATCATTTAGTGTTACAGCTCTATTTTGAGCAGCAAAATTATACCCTATTAAATTTCTTATTTCTTCAATAGCTGGTGCATCACCACCACCAATTGCTGGTGTTACATTAGTAACTGTTAGAGAACCTTGTACAAGTGCATTTGTTTGTGCATCAGGCCCAGACAAGTTCATAGATATTTGCCCAACTGTGTTTATAACTCCAACACCAACATTAGTGTTGGTACCACCACCTATTCTATATTTTATATATAATGTGGTGTTGTTTATTGGTGCCCAACCAAGACTCTTATTATTTAAAAAGCTTTTTAAATTAAAATTGCCAGCATCAACAAAATCATCCAATACATCTAAACCTTGATCTGTTTGTGAACCAAACGTTAAAACACAAAAACCATTAGGTGTGAATTCTCTTATGAATCTTCTATCAACATTAATATAATCCCCAGGAAACACACCATTAATAGGTACGGTTGCTGTATCCTGAACAAAAACACTGGTATTCGTAGAGCTGCTTTGATTTGTTTATTCTCCGCTAATGAAGGTACTTCATACCATTTATTTGTTGATGAATTAAATTCGTTTATGGTTGGTAATGTGGCGAAAGTAGTACCGTTTTTATGAATCACCGAATCAATACTTAAAACATTATCTTCTGGTAACGTTATTTGGTAGAATGATTTAGTATTTTTTATTGTTTGAGTTAACACCCTTGTTGTTCCAGCTATAACAATACCTGTTTTAGTTATTTTATAAGCACTCAAAATACCATTAACATATACAGGTACTTTTGTTCTGTCTATATTATTAGCAATATTAAAATTAGATGCGAAATCAATGTCATAGAGTAATTCAAAACTATTGTTATCAGTTAAAAACTGGGAACCAGCATACATTACTGGTAGGTATCTCTTATCTTCCGAATCACCCCTAACTGGTACTTGAATAGTAAATTGACATATAGCTATACTCGCAGCTTTACCTGGTAATTTAAGACCATATGTTTTAGCTATATTAAAAAGAGATTGTCTTTCCTGAGCATAATCTAATACGGTTTCCTGTAAAGATCTATCAATGTGAAAATGTAAGTTATCAGCAACACCAGCATTTAAATCAAGAAATACTGATAATATTGAAGAATCATTATAATTCTGTATTACATTTGGGTAATACTGTTTTATATAATTTATTTGTTCCGTTTTTAGAGATGAAAAATCTCTTTTGGAATAATTTATTTGTCTATTTGCCA